TTTAATGTATTAATTCTTTTTCCTAGTGCCATATTTGTTTTTTCTTATTAATTATAATTACACTTTTTGTTCTTTATTTACTACTTTCTGTTACCTCAGTGCCTACAGCGTATAGCTCTACTCTATCTTTTCTTGAGTTTACCATTGTAACCTCAGCATAGTAACCAATTAAATTACTTTTATTTACCTCGTTGTTTTTAGAAAACAAAAAATAATCAGTACTTAAAGGCACGTTTCCTGACATTGAATTATCAACATTAATTGTAAAAGGTGTTACATCTGTTATTACACCAAAATACAAAGCGTTTGCTGCTGAACCAATCGAGTATTGATTACCAGGCACACCAGCTGTAGTTGGATTTAAATACCATGCTAAATCACCTATTTGTACTGAAACGTTTATTTGATCTTGAAATGTTACTGTCATATTATCCTACTGTTAAAATGTTATCTAAATTTAATGTTAATGTTAGCTGTGAGTCACCGTGATTTAAAACTTTGACATCAACTTTTATATTGGCAGACCTACTACTACCAGTGAAAGTTACTGTTTGTCCGTTTTCAATTGTTTGTGCAGAACTAACTGTTACATTAACACCGGAGCTTACAGCATCTACGTGTGGAGCTGTTGCTGTAACACCTATACCAGACATTAAAACTGTATCAGCTACCTTTATACCATTAGTACTTGTTATAGGTATCGTTGTGCTATTTGAAACAGCTGCGTCTGTTGTTGTTGTTACTGGGTCTATAGTTAAAACAAAATTACTTAATTCAAATTCTACTTTTTTGTAATTTTTAGCATGGTTAGATCCTTTACCTGTAAACGTTATAGCTCTATTTGCTACTTGACTACCAGCATCAACGCTTAAAGTTATTGTACCACCCTTATCAGGTGTTATTATTGCATTTCCATTTAAATCAAAACCTAAAACATTAGGTACTTTGTAAATAGGATTTAAAGCTGTAGAGTTAGTCTCGTCATAATAACCTTTATTTATAGATGTTATTGTAACATCACTATCAATATCTGTACCGCTAACACCCATACCAACACTTAACCCTGTAATGTCAGTTAGTTCAAATTTATCTATGTTAGTTGTTTTAGTTCTTCTTGTTGACCTTGCAACTGTAAATTCAAAATCACTTTCAACAGGTTGTCTAGCTATAACAAATTGACTAGAACCTAGCGTTACATCCCAATTTATAGAAAAAAACTTTACACTACCTTTTGACATAACGTTATTAGGACCTGTAGAAACAACGTTGCTAGGTTCTACAACTGCAGCGTTAGAATGTAATAAGCTAAATGTAACAGCTGTGTTACTATATTGTCTTATAAATTCAGGTGATTCATAGTTTTTTTCAGAAGAAAAACTTGCGCTTAGCTCTGTATTTCCTTTTGGCAATAAAACTAGCTTGTAACCATCATTACCTGTTATTTCTGGAAAAGAAATAAAGCCACTATATACACCACTATCGTCTATTGTTTTAACATTTAACTCTACAACACCTGTTTCAAAAGCAGGGTCTGGAGGCGTTGCAAAAGCAGGGTCTGTATTTTCTGGAAAATTATAATACTTATTACCAGACTTATTTATAACTCTTAAGCTAAACATAGCCCCAGGATCTCCTGTAACACTGTAAGATCTTATTGTTAAAATAGCAGGCATTGGACTTTCGTCTATAGTTATTTTATTTATTATTTTCATATAAATTTTTTAATCAACAAAAACTACGTTACTATCAAAATACTGCAAAAAGAAATCTTGACCTTCTTGTGACCATATAGGTTCGTTAAACTGGTTCTCAGCTGATGTATCGTTTGTTCCATATCGTTTTTTAAATTCCGCTGCTCTACCAGCCGTGTGTACATAAACTGTCTGCCCATCACCACAACCTTTTATTGAGAAACTTCTATATAGTGAATATCTAGGTATAACTTGCAGTACACCAAAATTTGTGCCATTTGGGTGCGTTCTTGGTGAGTTCATAGCATATGCAGGATCCCAATCAGGTCCCAACCATACATGTCTTAAGTTTTTTAAGTTTATTAAAATTAAATTACTTTGTCTTATAGTACCAAGATTTGCTACGTTTGTTTTTTTACCTTCTGTTATCTCAAGATCTATTATATAACCAGTACCAGTTGCTGGATTTGTTGGTGGAGTATGACTAGGAAAAGAAGTTCCAGGTCCATAATAGTCAGTGGCAGGTTTACCGTGTGGATCTTCTGCATTTTCACTAGTAGAAGGGTGATCAAGCCAACCATAACCATTATAGTAAATCCCTAAGTGATAACCAGAGGTGTGAAGTGGTTTACCTTCTATATTACCTTGGTAGTTAAACATAGGTTTTAAAGTATCAGTTGAATCACCTTGGTTTGAACCATGTCCAGCTATATGTAATGTTTGTTCAGGAAAACCTTTAAAAGAACCTCTTCTTGTATCTATCGTAGCGTTTCCTGCTCTTTTACCGTAGTCTGTTCCATCATCATTAAATTCAGCTATTTTAAATTGAGGTACAAAATTAACCGCAGGCCCATCGTAAAAAGTTCCATCACTAGGGTCCCAACCAGTAAAAGAGTTTGGTTGCGGTGGAAAATGCTCACCAACATCACTATCCGGATTTTCATACATTGAACCCCATAGACCACCTATAGTATTTGTTAACGCGCCTTTAGGATAAGCAAATCCATTACGAATAACTTGCCTATAGCTTTCGTCTGAATCTATTTGTGTAGGCATAGGTATATTTCCCGCGGTATGGCTAGCCCAGTCTATAGATAAATCTGTACTATAACCACCTCCAGCAACATTTGTATTTATAAGTTGATGACTTGGGCTAATAATATTTCGCTGAGCTGCGTGGTGTTTTGCTCTACTAATATTTATATGACCTCTAAACTGCGCGTAGTTGTTTGAGTTAGCTGTGTTGTATTTGTCATTAATAATAAATATTGAGTGACACTTAGTATTGCTTGAATGACTTATCATTAATTCGTCATAACTTAAATCAACGAGCTCTACTATACCACAGTTTTGCCAATCACTTACATCTAAAACTTGACCTGTACCTCCAAGCTTACAAGACTTTAAAGACAAACAATCAAAGTTTGGCGCGTGGTGGAATAAATTATCTAACATGTCTAGCTGATGATAGCTACTTGCAGGATCTGTTTCTGTGTGAATAAAACTAGTTATTTCTTGATTATGTATTACAAGTCTTTTAAAAGCAGGGTTTAACGAATAATCTTGAATACCAGAAAGGTCAGTTAAAACTAAACCTGCAGTAGGATGTAGTGTTTTTTGCCCGCTTGTAGTTAACCTTGGCTTATTATGATTAGTTATATACAAACCATCGTTGTGTCCACCTCCTCCAACTCCTCCAGTATAAACATTTGGATCATACGGCCCCCAAGCATTTGCAAAACCTTGTGCGCAAACTAAACCATCATAAACAAAATTACCAAAACCATCATCCCAACCCATATGCGTTAAGCGCTCATCAACACCACAAATGCTTCTGTTTGTTCCATTACCATAATCAACAACGTTATTTATATTAGTTGCAAAAGTAGAAGACATACCACAATCTCCACCAGTAATACTACCAGGACCATCAAGTGGTGGTACGCTATCGTCCCACTCTCCAGCATGACCATAAGTTATTCCTCTTTTTTGATCTCCTGTAATAATTTGATTTTTTAACATTTCTTCAAAAACAACATCATTAATCATTGTGTGACTTATACTGTTACCATCCCAAGGATTAATGTTAGGAGTGTTAATCATATTGCATCCAAAATTACTACAACTACCATTCTCAACACTAGCTTCAATAGGATTTACGTAAAAAGTAGTTATAACATTACCCAAGTTATCATATAGTATTGGATTTGGATGATTGTATGTTGTAACTCCACTTAAAGAATTTGGATTTGTACATCCAGCGTAAATACAACTACCATCTTCTTTATTGTAAAATGACTCGTAGTTTATTGCCTGCGGATCTGTGCAGCCAGAGTATTCACATTTATCACAATCCATATGAGTAGCAAGAGTATCAACAGAATCAGCTGTAATATCATTACCAAAAACATCATTAAGTTGAGTACCATTAAGATCTATATAACTCCAACTAGAATCGTAAGAATTGTAAGGTGCGCAAGCATAACCAAGGCAAGTTGTTGTTGGCCATATTGAATTTCCAAAGCTATTAACTTGACTAATTGTCATTTCGCCATTATCCATACAGCCATATACAATTGTTTCACAACTTCCATCATCACAATTTGCTAGTGGGTTATAATTAGGAGCACATTCATCAGTGCAACCAACTATTGAATTTGAGCCACACTCACTACAAGCCCCACCCAAGCTCGGGCATGCAGCAGCTTGAGCAAGCTGAGGTGATGCATAACAATTAGCAGGTGTGTTAGCTGGTGCTGAAGAATCGTAATAATCATGACAAACAACATAATCTCCAGTACCACCTGTCGCTGTAGTACAGCCTCCGTCTTCTGTATCGCACTCCCAAGACTGAGGATATGTACAACATCCATTATTTGTTATTGTTATTAAAAGACCTACAGGTAAAGCATAACCACCACAAGTTGTGTTATAGTTTAAAGCTAAAGGATCATTACAACCTTCGTACTCACAAGATCCTGGTGTTGTTGCGTAGTATGTTTCGCCATTATACACTGTAGAAAAAAATGTTGAAGCGTTAGCGTCCATGCAACCCGTGTATGTACACTCATTAGGACCGCCTGGAACAGACTGTGTATTAAAAATATATGGCTCACCAGCATCTACATAAACACCATCAGTGTCTATGTTATAATTATTTGCCAAAACATCCATACAGCCAATTTTTGGTTCTTCAAGGCCACTTGCAAAACCAACTCCTTGTATATTAAACGCACTAGAATCTAAATTTCCTGCTCCTATTGTCATAATTTCTTACCTTTTATATAATTAAACCATTTACCTTCTTTTTCTACAAACTCTTGTACATCACCATCTTGTTTGTTTGTTTTTATATCTGCACAAAGCCAACCCTCTCTTCCAGTTAAATTATAAAAACCTCTATTTAAGTTTGATTGAACTATTGGATGTGTAGTCTCTTTAACAATTCTTGCTTCTGTACCTTCGTAGTTTAAAGTGTTAAAAGATTTTACAACACTAGGAGATGCGTTGAATAAAAACGTTATAGACGATGCTGAATAGTTCCCATAAAAAGTGTTTCTATTTTCATTAACGTGGTGTTTGTATAAGTAACCTTCTTTAAAAGTATAATATTCACCAGAAAGACTCACGCCTTGTTCAGGCTCAAAGCTTTTAAAAGTTTCCCAACCTCTATTTTTTTCAGAATAACTAACTGTTGATTCGTTATCACCATAACTTACTTGATTAAAAAAACAAATATCTTTATTTATAGACAAATTATATAGATTTTTTTTATCATCGTAACTACCTATTATTTTGTAATCGTTGTTATTTTTTAAAAAATCAATAAAATAATTTTTCATACCATAATCTGATATAGGCGTTAAACCATCTTTAGACAATCTAAGTACCGCGCCATTTTTAGCGTCTGTAAAATAAGCTCTATAACTTTCTTTAGCAAAAGACTCTGGATTTAACGATATACCATAATCACCGCTAAAAGGTATTGTTTGCCCAAGAACATTGTTAGTAGCTATTAATTGAGGATTACCATCAGCATTAAATATAGCGTCTTTATTTGCTGCTATTCTTACAACTCTATCTTCACAAAAAGAAATTAAATCTGTTTCTCTTGAAAATAACTTTTGTATACTACCATAAGTAGGGTTTAAGTCTTTAGTTATTTTTTCTGCTTGTATAAATTGATTTAAGTTATTAACGCCACTACTACTATTATATATTCCAGAGTATATTAAACCGCTACTTCTTCTTTCTTCTTCATACGGCTCGTCTATAGTTGTAGAAACTTTAACACCTTTGCTTAATTTTTTTTCATTAAAATCATCTCTTAATCTATCAGATTCAACGCCATTACCATATGAAAACGCATTAAACCAAGATATACCTATTTTGTTAGCAGCAACGTTTTGTGTGTTGACTTCGTAAGCCGTTTCAACCCAACCTTTTGTAGCAAAATAACTTTCTACGTATTGTGTTTGATTACCAATTAACAAACTTGGAGCAAGAGAATCAAAACCAGGAACTGTAACAGGATTTACCCAGTCACCTCTAAGACTTGTAAAAGAATTGTCTGCCCTAACAAATCTTAATACTAGTTTTTGTTGTTCAAACTCATCTAACTTGCCTAATCCTAGAACATCTAAAGGTTGATTAAATTTAATCATTAAATTACCATCTTTGTTTATTTCCCAACCAGTAACAAACGTTGTATTTGTTGCATCAACAACTCTAGGATGTGATTTACATTGAACAGCACTACCTAAAGGAACCCACTGTGTAGCGTTTTTAATATTTAATTTTGTTGGGTAAGAGTCTGATGCTTGGTAAAATATATTTAAATCAATAGCTTCCTTTGGTTCTGTTTCAAAAACAACTGGATTTGAACTTGATATTACATCAGCGTCTTCATCTTTTCTTTCTTGTATAAATTGTATTGTTGATGGGTTGTTAGCTACGTCTGTTTCTGAGCTAGCTTTATCTACATTTGTAAAAGTTTTACCACTAGCAAAGGTTGATGTTGCGTTTATATCTTTATCAATAGGTATTACATATGTTATTCTTCTATTGTGTGGTTGCGCAAATCTAGTCCAAGCATCTTCGTAATTATCACGCACTGGATCTCCAATTGCTGGTCTACCAGCACTAACCCATGTGTCAAATCTATATTGCACCTCTCCCCATTGAGTATGGTTGTATCTTCGGATTTTTTGTATAGATACATCTTCTGATATTGTATATATATTATCAATTGTTGTGTCACCCAAAATTCTAAACTGACTACCAGGTATTAAATTTTTTGTTACAAAATTTTGATTTGCATGTAAAGGATTTTGACTACTACCAACCTCCCATATATACGCTTCGTTAAAATCAGAGTAATTAATTTCGTTGTTATTGCCAATACCGCTCGAACCCTGCGCAAAGTGTGGTTCTATTTGACTAAAAGATAATTCTATATAATCTTGCCCGCTATCATTGTATACACCTTTACCATAACCATAGTTTTGATTTGTGGCAGACACGTGGTTTGGATTATTAACGTTAGGATGGTTTCCAGAAGGATGTATTCCAGCATAAAAAGCCTCGTCTATAAACCAATTACTAATTGGAGCTCCTGAACGAACTCCAAAATCTAAAACATTTTTCCAGTCATCTTCACCATCTGTAGATTCGTTAGGCGCACCAGCCTGGTTTATTGTAGGGCCAGAAGACTGATACTCATCCCAAGTTTTGTCAATTTGTAAATCTGTAGTACCTGTTATAACTAAAGGAGCATCTGTGTCTGAGACATAGTAAGTATTAAAAGAGCCTGTTATGCCATAAAAAGTATTTCCAGTTATGTTTGTGTTTAAATATTGGTTAGCAAAACCATCGCCTTCTATTTTAACAAAAAACTTACCAAAAAATTCTGGTTTAACATCTGTAATTTCTTTGTAAAAGTTTAACACTAATTTGTCCTGATACACAGAATTCGTTGGCGCATCACTAAACATCCAGCTTTCACTACTATTTATATTTTTATCTAAAGTTATTGTGTATTCATTGTTAGCAAGAGTTATATTTACAATTCTATATTTTTCAGAATACTGTCCGTTAACATCAAAGTCAAAAACATTAACACCAGCATCTTGAAGTAAAATTGCAGTTTCATCACTTAAAGCATCTTCACTAATTTTAAAAGATCTTACACCTATATTTATTAAAGAATCTAAATTAGCGCCAACATTGTTTTCAAAAAGATGCTGTATTGGTGGCTCTGGCGGAGCATTGTTTAAGTTACTTTGATCACCAGCCGCTTTTATTAATACTTTTAATTTTGTTTTTAAATAATCTGGAACTTCGTTTTCTATAGAAACAACTTTGTATTTAGCAGGATCTTTAACTAAAACGTCTGAATCAGCTGCTTTTTTAAGTATTAAAAATGTATCTTCTTGTATTTTATTTCTTTCAGAAGAAGGAAAAGATAACCACAAGTTACCATCTTCAGCTCTATAAACTCTATCCATCACAACATTGTAATACTCGTTAGAAGTTTCTTTCACATAAATTCTAAAATCTGTTGCCCAGCTAGGTGGAAAAGAAACTATTTTAGAAGCTAACAAAGTGTAATTATCAGCATACTCTCTTTGCACATCTAAAGTCGCTTCTGAATTACTAAACACGGGCGTTTCTCTACCATACTCATCTAAATAGGTAAACCCTAATTGATATTTTCTAATTGATTTTAACGATGGATTTCCTGTTAAATTTTCTAAAGGCTCTGGTTGTAAAAAAGGATAATCTAGCTCTGGATTGTTTATTGCTTGTTCGTCTAGGTAAGTATCATTAAACAAAACTCTATCTGTAACAAACGTTGTAATACCTTGTCTGTTGCTGTTGTAAATTACTTGTGAGCTCCATCTATTGTCTAAAGAAACTTCTAAAACTGGTTTTTCATATAAATTTTCTGGAGAATTATTTCTTAATGTATAGTTTTGTAAATAATTACCGTAAACAAGTCTATTACCAGTTATTTCTTGAGCTAATGCTTTTCTTGGCACGTTATCCCAAGATCTAAACGATTGGTTTTCTGGCACAGCTGCATATATAATATCGGATTTTATTTCGTATTGATCAGATCTCCAATGGTTATACATTTGAGTACCAATAGAAACATGTGCATAATCGTTGTATCTCAATTTATCAACAACATATACATTTGGAGAGTCTGAATCAACATATAAAATATCAACTTGAACAACATCATCTGGCATGTCTTTAGCTATAATATCTCTTAAAGTTAATCTTATAAGTCGGTTCTGCATAGCCGTATTATAGGCTTTTTTAGAGTCATAATTAAATTTACCAGGTTCAAATATAATGTCTGAAAAAGGTGAAAACGTAGAGTACTCACCATCTTGGTACCTCCACCTATAACCAAATCTAGGCATATTTTTTTCAAACAACTTTTTGTCACTTAAAACTCTTTGAACATCAAAAACAATAGGCACAGTTTGGCTTGTCATAAAGTTTGCATAAACACCTATACTACTATCAATTGTTGTAGATGACGATATGCTTAGTATTTCTAATTTATAAGCGTTTGGTGGGTAAGTATATGAAACTGTGTTTCCTGCAGTGCCTTTAAAACTTATAGTTACGTTACTTACGTTTTCTATTACTTTACACCTAACGTCAAAAGAATTAGGCAAAGATTGAGTACCACCTTGCTCTAAAAATCTTAACTCTTCACCAATGTTAAAACTGTTACCACCTACAAAATTATCAAACTCAACAAGAATTATATCACCAGGATCGTTTATAGTAATATTGTTTTGGCTAGAGCTACCATTAACAAAGTTATGTTCAGTTGTAGCAGATAAAATATATTCAATTTTTTCTTCTACTAAAGGTTTGTTTTTAGGGTATTTTTTAATTACAGATATATTTTCTTCTTTTACTAGTATATTATTAGCTGTTGATATACCTCTTTCTTCAACTATAAGCCTAGTGCTTTTTTCTCCATTTGGATTAGTACCTAAAATGCTTCTTGGAACATGTATTTTTTTAGGTTCAGAGTCGTTATCTGTCCATAGTAAAAAATCATAAAGCGTATTTATACCAGTAACTATATTATCACAATTAAAATTTAAAAGTCTTTTCTTAGTAAATACGATGTAATTATGATTATTAACTTCTCCAATCATTTTAAAGTTTCCACCACCGTTACTAGTATAGTTTGAAGAAGTAAACTCGTAACTTAAGTCTTTATCAAAAATAACACAAGTATTACCATTTAAATCTATTTCAACATCAATAACTTCTCTTGTTACAGCAAAACCATTGCTAAAACATAGATCATTTTCAACAACGTCTCCATTAAAAATACCACCGTGGTTAGAGCCTACAAAAAAGTAAGCAATCATACCTACACTTATTTGCTCGTTACTTGGGCCTGGTTGGTAATCTAAAGTATAAAAATGTTTATTACTTGTTAGACCAAAAACACCTAAATTTTTAACATTTAATTGGTAACCTTGACTAGGTGTTACGCTTGACAAAAGTTTTGTCTTAAGCATATAGTTGTCTACAAAAACTGGTGAGGCTGTGTCAATAATAGAATTGTATTGGTATATACTATCTTGCCACCAGTAATTATGTACAGCGTTAGTTACACAGCTTTTACAACTCCAATTTAAAATACCAGAGTCTACGTTATCTTCTACATTGTAAAGAATCTCACCAGACATAGGTGAAGCGTTAAACCAGTATATAATGTCTTTTGATTCATCAGCGATAGTACCAACACATCTAGTTCCTAAAGGTAAGTTTTTTGTTGCTTTTTTTTCATTGCCTTTAACGTTTTCAATAGCACCAACATTTGAACCGTCTGAAGTAGAAACCTGTATGTTTACAGCATCTCTATATTCACCGTTAGGCACTAACCTTTCATCAAGATCTTTATTCATTTTAGCTTGAATAAAGTTGTTTTTAATCTCCGGCATATACTAGTGTTTTATTTGTTTAGATTTACCTCTAAGTATTTGAGTTAATTCTTCTAATTTTAAATTTGATAACCTTAGCTTTGCTGTTCTAGTAGAAGCAAAACGTTCTTTTTTAAATCTTTGCACTACATACTCTTGTATGTTAGCTCTTGTAGAAAGTATTGCGTATGCTATACACTTATACATTGCCTCTTCTGCAAACTTATGCACTTTCATTTCTTTATCAGTACCAAGCGTGTCACTTATATATTCTATAATTACAGTTTTTCCTGAAATATTAGAGCTAAAATTAATTATTCCAGCCATGCAATCAATATAATAAGAACCATTTGTTTGTGCATATTGTGGGTCTAAGCCATATCTTTTACCTTCGTTAAGATCATATATATCTGTATCATAATCGTGATTGTCTACAGTTTTTTCTATAGCTTTAGCTGATTTGTAATTTGTTTTTGTATTTGATTTTTTATTAAGGTCTACAAATATAATCTCTTCATTTTCAAAACCAGCAATAGTAGTTGTTATACCACCTAAAGTTTCTGTAGTTGTTATAGATGCAGCGTAGGTATTTGCCCCACTACCATCTAAAAGTAGCTGCTCGTAACCCGGGTGTGAAAGCGTTACATTGTAAGGAAACTCTAAGCTGCTAAAACCAGTGTCTACAGAGTGTATTGTTGTGCCGTTTGGTATTCCAGGGCCAATAACACTCATGCCAACAGTTATATCATGGCTTTCTCGTAGTTGAATAAACATACCGTGTTTAACTCTTTCATTTGAATTTGCTGCAAAAAGACTTGGTCCATATCTTACATTAACAGTGCTACCTGTGTTAAAAACAACTCTTATTTCTTTTTCATATTGCTCTAAAGGATTATCTGATCTTATTAAACCATCACCATCTTTACTAGATATTTTTCCAGTTTTTGTAATACCGTATTCTTCAAAAGAATCTGAAGCTGTTGCTTGATAAGTATTGTTTTCAAACTTTAAACTACCATCTGCGTTTTGTTGAAAAGCTTTTGGATTTGAAGTTTTAGACATAGGATATAACATGCGTAACACACCGCTATCATCAACCCAAGAAACTTTAACATAGTTTACATAATCTTGTGGTAAAGGTAGGCTTAATGTATTTGGAACTTCAAGCTCTAAAGATTTGCAAGACTTAAAAGTATCAAAACTCAATTCTTGCAAAGCACGTTTAGCATGAAACGAAACATCTGTTTTTTTTATTTTAGGAATTAACTTGTCCTCACCAACATAAGCAATTATAAATTGATTTATTATGTTTTCTAAAGATGTAAATTGATATTCTCCATATGATTCATCTCCGCTGTTTTGAACGCCGTCTGGGCCTTCATAATACTGTCTTGCTGATTGATTTAGTAATCCCATTTATTATGATTTTTCTTGTTGAATACTTTTTTGATCTTCTTGAGTTGCAGAAGCATAAAGCCCACTGTCTTTTAACATTATACCTGCTAGTAATAATATTTTATTAACAAGTTCTTTTTCTTCTGAAGCATGTAGCTCAAAGTTTACAGATGCTGTAGCATTGTATAGTGCTTTACCGTCAATTACAACATAACCCCAATTAACCCTGTTTGGTTTGTGTATTTGAGTTACTTTAATACCTCCGGTTATGCTTTCTGGATAAACTTCTATAACCTGCTGTGAGGCTGCGTTCTTTTTTCTAATATAAACTGGTTGAGTTTGCGAAGGTGCCGACAAAGGGCTTAGCTGTATTCTATAAAGCTCTTCATGTTCTATCTCTTCAACTGGATACATTGATTTTGACTCTGATTCATATATTACAGTACCTAGTCTGTAAAAATCATCAGCACCAGTTGATCCTGGTAGAATAAACTCACTACCTGTACCGTTTGCTAAAGTTTCAACTTGCTTAAAGACACTTATTTTTTCATCGATTAAACTTGTTATGTTAGAAAACTCTGTGTTGTTGTCAGGTAATCTATCATATTGATTTAAGTCATAAAAATATTGCTCAAAAATATCCATTTGAGCTTGATTAGCAAATAAATTAAATTCTTGAGGTGTTACATAACCTCTTTGCTCTTTATTTGCAGCTGCTAATACTCTTTGATATATAGTGTCTATACTTATCATGTTTATTATTTTTTATAAGGGAAAGCTTTATTTAGCATGTTTTTTCTTTTATTACAACCACAATCTTTTTTACCTGTTAATCTAGCGGTTGCTTGAGCTAAAGTTTTTATCCCTGTTGCTTTTGTAAATTTTTCTATTGAGTCGCCTAGTCCTTGTGATTTCATTTTATTGTTTTAAGTAGTTGCAGTCGCCCCGTAGAGCGACCGCTTCTACAGTTTGATTATTTTAATTGTTTTTCTATGTTTGCATAGATTTCCATACCTTCATCAGTCTTAAACCAAGCGGCTAAAGCTGAATAAGGGTGCTCATCAAATGGAACATTCATTAGTTTTCTATTATTAGAGCCCCAACTAAAAGTCCTGTTGTCAGAAGATAATTTTAATATACCAGTTTCTGTTGCTTTAATACCAAAGTTTCTAAGAACAATATTTTCGTCATTTAAAAGATCTAAGAATAATTCAGGATTGTTCTTAGCGTATATAAGTAAATCTCTTTTAAGCTCTTTAGAGCTCATCTTAGACACTTCAGAACCAATTTCAACACGCATAATAGCTTCCATCATATCTATGTCTAAATTTCTTGCTGCAATTATTGCGTCAGCTTCTATTTCTAAAATATCTAGTTGTTTTTCAGCCATTTTTATTGGCTTGTACTCTTCATACATTTTTTCTCTATCAGGGTGATATAAAGATAACAGTTTTTGTAAAGTTGATTTTTCTTTTGGAACAAATAAGCTTCCAGATCTAAAAATAATATGTTCTAATCTTTGATCACCAGACATTTCGTCAACAAAAGGTGTTCTTTGGTTTTGACAGTATTTTAACTCTCTTTCATAACCTTTTTCTTTGTCAAACCAGTATATGTTTGCAGATTTTATTGATCTGGATAAAGGTTTTTTACCACCTTTTAAGTTGTATATTCTATCTTTTATTTCCCAAGTTGGTTTTTTAGGTTCTACTTTTTTAAGTTTTGGTGCTTCAACTACTGGAGTTTCAACAACAGGTACTTCTACCTCTTTTGTTTTTTGTTTTTTTGCCATAATATAATATATAATAAAATTAATAAAAAGAAAGGGGTTGGGGAATTACCCCCAACCTCTTTAAATAATAAGTTGCTTATTTCATTAACATGAAATTGTTAGCGCCCTGTACAACTAAACATCTTTCAGATAACATATGCACTTGCATTGCATCTAAAGCAGATGTAGCAGCTCCAACAGAACCAGTAACCCAAGACTTCATTCTTCTATCATCAGTTTGAGAAGCTCTATATCTAACGTGTAAAAAAGGTCTTGTAAGATTCTTACCTAACTGTTGGTCATAAACCGAAGAAGTACCTGCTGGAATAATAACACCTCTAATAGCGTTAGATCCTGCAGTAGCATTTATACCACCTCTTGTAGCTTTATCGTTTAAGTATCTAAAGTCAGACTTGTAGAAATCGTAAGATCCACGTCTGAAACCAGAGAAACCTAAGTTTAATGCCATATCTTCAGAATTGTTGAATACTCCGTAAGAAGTACCACCAGCCCCGTAAGAATTCATTGAAGCTAACATGTCATCCATTGCAAGAGAAGTTGCTCTGTTTACAAACATCATGTTTTCTTCAATAGCACCTTGCTTGTCAAACTCAGCAAGTATTGCATCAAACTCAGCTAAATCAGTAGCAGCATTCACACCAGTAACACCAGAAGTTACATTACCTCTATCTTCGATAGCGGCAAATAAACCTTCAGTACCGTGAGGAAGTGTATCAGTAGTTTGGTAAGCAGCGTCAGATAAATTAGCTAAAGATGCAGCAACAGTTTTCTCAGCTTCAAGCATAGACATTTCTAAGTAGTCGTTAAAACGAGCTCTTGTATCAGCTTCAGCTTTTAAGTACCATAAATAACCACTAGCTCCGTTTTCAGAAGTAACTTCAACCCAACCAATTCTAGAAGCGTCAGATCCTGAAACTTCGTAGTAATCTTTTAATATAATAGGTTTGTTTTGAAAAGTTTTAAAAGTTGGCTCGTTAGCACCTCTTGAGTCAGTTGCACCAAGTCCATCAGCTTGCGTATAAGATCTACCTTTTACAAATTCAGAACCATAAACCATTATAGTCGTTGCGCTACCAGTAGTTGTACCTGTAACAGCAGCAGCTGTGTAAGAAGCAAAATCAACTCTTGCACCATTAACTTTAACTACTAAACCTTTAACAACTCCGTTTGTTGGATCAGATATGATAATTGTATCATTTACTCTAATACCGTGGCTAGCTGGAGTAAATCCATCACCTGAAACATTTCCATCAATATCTGATATAATGTCTATTTGTGATGTACCAGTACCAGTACTATCTCCATCAATACCACCGGCAGTACTATGTACATGCCCTAAGTATGATAAATGTAATCTTGATTGTTCAGACCATACTACTTGATCAGCAGTCATAGCCTCTTCAGCCCCTACTTGTGAAAGAAATCCTGAAATAGTTCTCGGTCCGAAAACTTCAGCTTCTTTTTCCATAAGATCTGGTAAATATTGTTGACCCCATCCAGCGTTTGAAGCTGATGATAAGTCTAAGTAATTTGATGCTAGCGCCTGCTTCTGTGAAGCTGGAATACTATTCAAATTACCTCCTGCAGTAATTGCCATAATTTTGTTTTTTTAAATTAATTATTTATTTTTGATTTTAAATTTAAAAGTTGGAGAAGTGTCATCGTTAAGCACTCTTACTTTAGGACCGCTTGTGTTATCGTTAGAAAATGATTGCCTAGGATCCATACTTACGTTTTTAGCCTTAGCAACACTATCTTTAATAGCATCAGCTTTACCTTGTTCATAAAAGTGATTAGCAATAGCATCAGCGTTCATTGCTGTAAATAAAGATTTATGATAACCTTTAGCATCTGACATTTCATTATTTTCATTCAAGAACTTCTTGACAAAATTATTAATATCACTTTGGTTACTTTTAACCTCGTTAGCATTTTTCACATTAAACCTATATCTTTTTTCGCCGATGTTATATTCAAAACCTTTGAACTTATCGTTAAAAACTTGATTTGTTTTATTTAAAAAATTATCAGTTTGTTTTTTTGCTATTTTTTGAGTTTCTTCCGACTCTTTGTTGTATCTATTAAAGAAGTTTATAGCCTTTTGTTGTTCGGTAGTTAACCTAGAACCAGCTTTAATTTCTTCATAGTATTTAGACTTTTGCCCGTCTAGATGGCTTTTAGCGTTGGCAACTTGCTCTTTTAACGCTATTTTTTTCTTTTTAATCTCTCTTGCTTCATCTTCTTCTTCGTCATATGCGAATGAGTCTTCTATTAAAAAACTAACTTCATCATCTGTTAAGTGAGATTTTGTTTGTCTGTAGTACTCCCTCAAAATTGTCATGTCATCGTAACTTGAAAAATCTTGATTAAGTCTTACGTAATCCTCTAGTGTACCACCAGTTTCTTCCATAAAATCTACAACTTTTTGTAAATTTTCAGGTATAGCTTGTCCAGTTTCTTGAGCTTCAGCAACAGCTTCTTCAACTTGTTCAGTTAATTCTTCTGTTTTCTCTTGAACTTCTTCCTCAGTAATTTCTTCTAATACTGGAGTTTCTTGTGTTTCAGCTTCCGGTTGTAATTCTTCTTGTTTTTCTGTGGTAGCGGTGTCTGCATCGACTCTAACCACTCTTTCGTTGTCAGTGTTATCTTCTGCAACCTCTGTTGTTTCTGTGGTTTCATTTTTTATTTTTTCTTTTGGTTCTATTGGTTTGTTTAAATCTACTTTTGTAATATTGTCATCTACTTTTTCTTCAGTACTAGACATATTTACTTTTGTAACTTTTTCAGTTACGTTTTCTACTTTTTCTTCCATAATATAATATAATAATAATTAATAATTTTTACCTAGGATCAAAAGAGCCTAAGTCAAAGCCTCCTAAAGAATCATTACCTGCAGACTCAAAGTTTTTAGGTGCTTTTTCCTTTTTTCTTTGGTCTATAAGTTCACTTTGTTGAGTGGCTTGTATTCTTGTTCTTTCGTCTTTACGATCTTCTTTTTGTTTTTCTCTATTTTTTTGACCTTGAACTTCTAAGTTTTTTAACTGCATGTTCATTTGAAACTCTAAAGTCATTAGTTCTTTTTTATACTCAACTTCTTGAGCTTGTTTTTGAGCATCTAACTGAGCTTTCATTTGCTCAAGTTGAGCTTGCATTTGTGAGTTGGCTTGATTTTTTTGCATTTCAGCTTGCGCGGCAACTTGTTGTGCTTGAGCATTTGCTTGAGACTGTACTTGTATATTCTGCTGTTGCATTTGTTGATCTTTTTCTAGCTTTCTTTTTCTACGTATTTTTAATAGTTGATTAGCAAGCTTTATATTTTTAATTTCTCTAAGATCAATAGCGTCAGTTAACTCTATAAGCTGTTGTTGTAATGCCATTTGTATATTTTGCTCAAGCATTGCTTTTTCTTCATCATCTGGTGTTAGCTCTAAAAATATACCAAAGTCATACAAGTGTAGTTCTTTAATGTCTTCAAGTGTGCCAACGTTATGTGCTCCAATTTGTTGTATAAAAGCTTCTCTTGTTGGTGAGTACT